CACCCGCAAGGGCCAACGCCAATTGAACGGCTGAAACAGGAATACGAACGCCGGAAGGCAGCTGGTTTTATTTGAATCTGAGAAACGATTTTGTCGGAGGAAATTTTAATGGAAACCGTATTTGACGCACTGAAAGCACTGAAAAGAGCCTCTTCACAGGTAGTGGCGGCCCGCCTTGGAATCAGCCGTGAAGATGCGGTCAACGAACTGTGGAAACTGAAGCGCCGCGGTGAAGCGGATAACAAGGGGGCGATGTGGTGGCTGATTCAGGCTGGTGAAAGTGAACCAGTGTCACCGGTACCGAAAGTGACAGCGCAAATGCTGACTGAGGCGATTGAACAACATGGCCCACAAACGGCGGATGAGCTGGCACTTATGTTCGGGATTACCTCCCGCCGGGCGAATTCATCGCTGGCCATGGCAATCAGCAAAGGGCGTCTGATTCGCGTAAATCAGGGCGGTAAATTTCGTTACTGCATACCGGGCGCTGATTTACCGGCAGAGCCGGAAGCTGCATCCGTAGCGGACACCGATGGTAAAGCCTTTCCTCAGCCAGCAGGTGTTGCGTTACCAGTCTAGGAAACGACGACACAGGAAGAAATGAAAACAGAAATCGTGGAAGACATTGTGAAGTTACAGCCATCGGTCACCGAAACGAAAGTAGATGACCTGATTTTACCATCGCTGCATGTGGCTAACCGCGAGCTGCGCCGGGCAAAAGGTCAGGTTCAGAAGTGGGAGCGAGTCTGCGCCGCGCTGCGGGAGCTGAACAAGTGCCGGGATATTCTCCGGGATATTACCGCCACCAGAGAACAGCAGCGGTGAGTGGGTGGAAGACGTGGTGCCGGGCTGAAATTCTGATACTCCGGCAGTGCGCGGGAACAATGAAGGTAAAAAGCATTGGCGCGCTTATCGGACGAACTGAAGCGGCAGTGAGAACGAAGGCACGGGAGCTGGGCATCAGTATGATGTTACGTGGTGATTTTCACCCGTCGGCAAAATATTCTCAGCGTGATATTGAGCTGGCGCGGCAACTGCATCAGAGAGGCATGCAAAGAAGGGAAATTGCCAGAAAATTAGGCATGCCGCTGCACATAGTGAATAACTACGTTTATTTCGACAGGAGGGTTCAGGCGTGAGGGTGAGAATTTATATCGCCGGTCCAATGACGGGATATGAAAATTTCAACCGCGAGGCATTTCACAGGGCGGAAGAAGCACTGAAACGGGAAGGGCATACCGTTTTAAACCCGGCAGTACTTCCTGACGGGCTGACACAGCCGCACTACATGGATATTTGCATGGCAATGATTCGTTGTGTGGATGCGATTTACATGCTGAATGGCTGGCAGCGGTCAGCGGGCGCTAAGGCAGAGCTGGCACTGGCGGAGAAACTGGGGCATGCGGTGATTTATCAGGAGGTGGCTCAATGAGAGAGGTTAACTATGAGGCGCTTCGTGAGGCAGCACAAAACTATCAGTCGACGCTGGCGTGGTATCAGGCTATCCCGGACAGCCCAAATGCTGAACGGGATTGTGATGCGGCTCTTGCTGCGTTTAAGCGTCACATCCGTCATCGGGAAGCGGATATTATCGCTGATTTGCTGGATGGACTGGAAGAAGCAAAATCACAACTCAACGAGCAACGTGAGTATTACGAAGGTGTTATCTCGGATGGGAGTAAGCGCATTGCTGAACTGGAAGCGCGGGAAGTTCAATTACCGACTCGCTACGACCTTCGATATGGACACCCGATAAATGCAGATGAGCGACAAGTCATGATACCTAAAGAAAATGGCAGTTGGCTTTACCTGATTGACCTAGAACACGCATTACGCGTCGCTGGCATTCGCATCAAAGGAGAGGAGCATGGAAATAAAACCAGAGGATGAGTTAAGCAATATCGTTTTATTTCCGGTAAAAGAGGATGACCCTCGTAATCAGGTTAATTTTCTTTATGAGCCATCGGAAAGACCATATTGTCATCACGCCTCTGTTCGGGTTGACGAAAAAGAGCGTCAGGTCCGCTGTAAATCTGCGGTGCAGTTGTGGAGCCGTTTGACTGGATGCTCTCTGTGGCGAAAAGAGAAACCAGACTGGCAGATGATGTAAGGCTATTGCGCCAGGAGGAACAGGAAAGGCGGAAAAATATAGAAAAGTTAATTCAGATTGAGCGTAACGCGAAAGCGCGGATACGCAGGGCGACAAAATCCAGAACTGAATAAATAAATTTAGCGCTGTAAATAAAATCTAATCCTTAACTGGAGGTATATTTATGTTAAATACACAGAAATCCATTAATGCGGAAAAATATAACGAGTGGGCAAGAAAATTCTCTGAGCAGATTTTTAAAATTACTGGCAATGAGAATGCGGCAAAAAATGAATTAGAACCGTGGACGCCTGAAGGAGCCGACCCAAATTATTGCTGGAGGGAGGTTGATCCAGTTGATGCTGCAAATGAAGATATGAGTTATCACAACGATTAATGTCAGGAGGCCGCCCGAAAGGGCGGTAATGAATGGTCACATTATTTAGAAAAAAATATCCGCGAAAGAGTAGAACAACAGAATTTCTGTTTCTCATTCTGTTTATCGTGTTGATGATACCGATATCCCCGTTAATCCTAGTCTGGATAATCGGAAAAATAATTGAGCCAGTTATTGAATTGTATAACGACGTGGTATGGGCGTCATTCAACACACTGCACAATAAAATTAATCCGTATAAGGAAAGCTGATATGGCACTGACGAAAAAACAACGCGCAGAACTGCGCATGAAGTTCGGTGGTCGCTGTGCTTATTGCGGCTGCGAACTTGGCGAAAAGTGGCATGCAGACCATGTAAAACCGGTCATTCGTTTTGATGGAAATATGCTTCACCAGGAACGTGACGATATATCCAACATGGTTCCGGCATGCCACCCATGCAATCTGCACAAGCATTGCAGTAGTCTGGAAGATTATCGGCGAATTATCAGTGATGGTCGTCGTGAATTCCTTGCGTCCGGGAAAGGCAAAGCGCTGGTTCGTATGGGATTGGTTGAAATGAAATCTGACCCGGTTGTGTTCTGGTTTGAAAAATATCAAGAAGGGGCTACGGCATGACGACTTTTACCAGAGAGCAGTTAATAGCTCACGCAGAGGAGACTATTGAAGCACAGAGACTGTGCATACCGGGCACAATCGACCATGACATCATCCGCACATATAAGATGGATATTGCTGTTCTGGAAATCGCACTGGTATCGCTGGCAGCAGAGCCAGCCGGTAAATTGCATGAATACAAACCAGTGGGATATCAGCGTCTGGTCGATGAGTTATCTGGAGCGGAACGGACTGATAAGCGTGGAGGATATTTTACGATGACCTGGCCTGAAGCATTAACAACGGTAGGAATTGCGATGGCGGTGGCGCTGGTGGTGTATTCGATTTGCCGCTGGGGATAAAAACGGTTTGCGGGAAAAGGAGAGTTAAGTAGAATTGCAGCGGGTGCTTGAGGCTATCTGTCTCAGGCATGAACACCAAAAGGCAGATAGAGAAAAGCCCCAGTTAACATTACGCGTCCGGCAAGACGCTTAACATTAATCTGAGGCTCAATCTATGAACGGCAAATCTAGGTTAGCCTCTTACGAGCCGAAAGGCAAGGAGAAGCAGGCTATGAAGCAGCAAAAGGCGATGTTAATCGCCCTGATCGTCATCTGTTTAACCGTCATAGTGACGGCACTGGTAACGAGGAAAGACCTCTGCGAGGTACGAATCCGAACCGGCCAGACGGAGGTCGCTGTCTTCACAGCTTACGAACCTGAGGAGTAAGAGACCAGGCGAGGGAGAAATCCCTCGCCACCTCTGATGTGTCAGGCATCCTCAACGCACCCGCACTTACCCCGTTTCGGCAGACTTTGTTTTTTCCTGGCATTCTGGTTTACAATTCGCACGTCAGCCTGAACAACTGGCACCTGCTGCGTCACCGGAGAACCCGATGGCGCAACATATAAAATCCCACAATTCTGAAGTCGATCCGACCATTAAGCGGGGGCGGCGTTCACACGTATTTAAAACCGACTGGTTCCAGCATCCCCCATGCACTGAAGAACAGGCCGAATGGCTGATCCAGTGTTACCGCAGGCGCGGATATGAGTTTGAGAAAGCCCTCAGCTTCGATCGTCGTCACTGGATAATCTCCGTCAGGCTCCCTTATTCCGAACGCCCACCGCGTCCGTCCCGCACATTCCAGCAGCGCATCTGGAGGTAACGTGCGGGTATTACTTCGACCTGTTCTGGTACCGGAACTCGGTCTGGTTATCGTTAAGCCAGGCCGTGAATCAATGTCAGTATTCCATAACGGCAGAATATTGGTGGAGCCGGAACCGAAAAACATGCGCGGTCTGCCGTCCGGAGTCGTTCCTGCCGTTCGCCAGCCGCTGGCAGAGGATAAAACATTACTGCCATTTTTCAGCGATGAGCGGGTTATTCGTGCAGCAGGTGGTGCAGGTGCACTGTCTGACTGGTTATTACGTCACGTGAAATCCTGCCAGTGGCCACACGGCGATTATCATCACAGCGAAACCGTCATTCACCGTTATGGTACCGGCGCGATGGTGTTGTGCTGGCACTGTGACAACCAGCTGCGCGACCAGACATCAGAATCACTCGATCAACTTGCTCAGCAGAATCTGGTTGCCTGGATGATTGATGTCATCCGTCACGCAATAAGCGGTACGCAGGAGAGGGAGTTATCGCTGGCCGAATTATCCTGGTGGGCGGCCTGCAATCAGGTGGTGGATGCACTACCTGAGGCAGTAGCGCGTCGTTCGCTGGGATTACCAGCGGAAAAAATCCGCTCCGTATACCGTGAGAGTGACATCGTACCGGGAGAACAGACAGCCATCAGCATACTGAAGCAGCGCACAAAAAATATTGCGCTGCCACTTCACGTCCACCAGCAACAAAATCCACCACAGAAAAAAACGGTTGTCAGTATCGCCGTTGATCCGGAGTCTCCTGAATCGTTCATGAGGCGGCCTAAACGTCGCCGTTGGGTTAATGAGAAATACACGCGCTGGGTAAAGACACAGCCGTGTGCGTGTTGTGGTAAGCCAGCTGACGATCCACATCACCTGATTGGTCATGGTCAGGGGGGAGTGGGAACAAAGGCCCACGATATTTTCACGCTACCGTTGTGCCGGGAGCACCACAACGAACTTCATGCAGACCCGCTGAAGTTTGAGAAAAAGTACGGCTCTCAGATTGAGTTAATTTTTCGTTTTCTTGATCACGCCTTTGCGACTGGCGTGCTCGGGTAAAAGAGGTGACTGATGCTCATAGATTTGGTTTTACCTTACCCGCCGACGGTGAACACTTACTGGCGACGCCGTGGCAGCACATATTTTGTATCAAAAGCCGGGGAGCGTTATCGCCGGGCAGTGGCGCTTATTGTTCGCCAGCAGCGACTGAAATTAAGCCTGTCCGGACGGCTGGCAATAAAAATTATTGCAGAGCCACCGGATAAGCGCCGCCGTGACCTGGACAATATTCTGAAAGCACCGCTGGATGCGCTGACGCACGCGGGGTTGTTAATGGACGATGAGCAGTTTGATGAAATCAATATTGTACGTGGCCAGCCAGTATCTGGTGGACGGCTGGAGATAAGAATTACAGAGGTGGGTGTGCATGAATAGCCAGTATTTACAGTTTGTTCGTGAGCAACTCATGATTGCCACTGCGGATCTCAGTGGGTCGACAAAAGGCCAGCTGGAAGCCTGGCAGGAAAATGCCCTGTTCGATACAGGGCGTTACAGACGTAAAAAAATTCGTTACCGCGATGAGGTAACCGGAAAAATGATCACGCGGGATAATCCACCGATCCCGGGCAAACAATCACTGGCGAAAGGGACGTCAATTGCTCTGGTCAGTCCGGTTGAGTTTGCAACATCATCGTGGCGGCGTGCCGTTCTGGAACTGGAAGAACATCAGAAGGCGTGGTTACTGTGGTGCTACAGTGGAAATGTTTGCTGGGAAGATCAGGTCACCATAACACAGTGGGTGTGGAGTGAATTTAAAACTCAGTCCGGCTCCAGAAAAATTGCAGTGAAAACGCTGGAGCGTGTGAAGAAGTTGATCTGGCTGGCGGCACAGGATGTCAGAGGATGGGTTACCGGGTGTGAGGTCTACCAGAGACAGGAGCTTGCCAGACTGTGTGGAGTTAAGCCTGATAACTGGAGCCATAATTATGCGAACTACTGGCGTGAGATGTGCGATATTTTTAAGCGCCTCGATAGAGAATCCTTGATTTGCTCCGTGAAAATAAGAGCGCAACAAAAAGCGACCTTTTCACGACGAGATATTGCAAAAGTCAATTAAATCGCGTATGTTTCGTATAAATCTGATATTTTGCCGATTTTGTACGCGATGGCAAAGTAAGAAAAAACCACCGCCAGGTGGTTTTTTTTATGTCCGAAAATCTCGTCAGTACAGTAAACGCGCTGGTGGTGGTGAATACCGGTCTTTCAGCTTGCTGGCTTTTTTGACAAGAGTTATTGGTGTGTCACGTTAACCGGAAAAGGGAAAAAGACATGCTGAAACAGCAGGATATGACAGAAACCGCCAGAGTGGTGTTTAATGAATTAAGTGCCACCGAACCGGCGACAGTCGGGGAGATTGCGCAGAATACTTATCTTTCACGTGAACGCTGCCAGTTAATACTGACCCAGCTTGTTATGGCGGGTCTGGCAGACTATCAGTTCGGTTGTTACAGACGCCTTCAGTCCTGAAGGCTTTTTTATTTGTGGTAAATGGGCGGCTGGTGGGTGTTAGGGGCACTCACCAGCCATCTGCTCATGCGTCCGGATTACAAGCAAACCTCAGGCCCACTGCTTTGCGCAAAAGCAGAATGAGCCTATCAGAGACAGGCTTAATGATCCATGCTTAATACTGTAAAAATATCCAGTTGTGAGTTAATCAACGCCGACTGCCTGGAATTTATCCGGTCGTTACCCGAAAATTCTGTTGACCTGATAGTCACGGACCCGCCGTACTTTAAAGTGAAGCCTGAGGGCTGGGATAACCAGTGGAAGGGCGACGATGATTACCTGAAGTGGCTGGACCAGTGTCTGGCGCAGTTCTGGCGGGTGCTGAAACCTGCCGGAAGTCTTTACCTGTTCTGTGGCCATCGCCTGGCATCTGACATTGAAATCATGATGCGTGAACGCTTCAGTGTGCTGAACCATATTATCTGGGCGAAGCCGTCCGGACGCTGGAACGGGTGCAACAAGGAAAGCCTGAGGGCGTATTTCCCCGCCACAGAGCGCATTCTGTTCGCGGAACATTATCAGGGGCCGTATCGTCCGAAAGATGCCGGGTATGAGGCGAAGGGCAGGGCACTGAAACAGCATGTGATGGCCCTGCTGATTGCTTACTTTCGTGATGCACGTGCTGCCCTGGGGATAACGGCAAAACAGATTGCTGATGCCACAGGAAAGAAAAACATGGTGTCGCACTGGTTCAGTGCCAGTCAGTGGCAGCTACCGGACGAAAGCGATTATCTGAAATTACAGGCGCTGTTTGCCCGGGTGGCAGAAGAGAAGCATCAGCGCGGAGAACTGGAAAAGCCACATCACCAACTGGTCAGCACATACAGTGAACTGAACCGACACTATACGGAACTGCAGAGTGAATATAAGCATCTGCGGCGGTATTTCGGTGTGACGGCGCAGGTGCCGTACACCGATGTGTGGACGCATAAACCGGTGCAGTACTATCCCGGGAAACATCCGTGCGAAAAACCGGCAGAAATGCTGCAGCAGATAATCAGCGCGAGCAGTCGTCCGGGTGACCTGGTTGCAGATTTTTTCATGGGGTCGGGTTCGACAGTCAAAGCAGCGATGGCGCTGGGGCGTCGTGCAACTGGCGTTGAGCTGGAGACTGAACGTTTTGAGCAGACGGTCAGGGAAGTTCAGGATTTAGCCAGTCAGAACGGATGATATTGCAGGATTAGTTACGTACCGTTATTATCCTGCGCCCGGCCCTTTAGCTCAGTGGTGAGAGCGAGCGACTCATAATCGCCAGGTCGCTGGTTCAAATCCAGCAAGGGCCACCATCACATACCGCCATTAGCTCATCGGGATAGAGCGCCAGCCTTCGAAGCTGGTTGCGCGGGGTTCGAGTCCTCGATGGCGGTCCATTATCTGTACACTGCGTTGTTAGCTCAGCCGGACAGAGCAATTGCCTTCTAAGCAATCGGTCACTGGTTCGAATCCAGTACAACGCACCACACTTATTTTTCCTGGCTCGCTTTTGTGGGCCTTTTTTGCCTCCGCGCCACGCCCGGCGCATATCAACCACAGAGCCTTTCACAAATGGTTTTTCAGGAGTCCAATAATCGCGATGTCGCCAGAAAATACGCAGAGTACATCACGTCCGTTCCTTTGCGTCGGTTTGTCGCTGAAAAAGTGCGGGAATATTGTGGTGATCTGCCCCTGAGTATTTTTGATGGTGCGTGTGGCTCCGGGCAACTGGAGCAGTTTCTCACGGTGGGAAGTCTGTATGCTGTGGATATACAGGCCTCTCCGTTGGTGCATATCCCGGATAATTTCCCGGATGCCACAGTGAAGACGGTCAATGAAAATTTCTTCAACGCCATCGATGATGTCAGTGACACGGACACGTTCGATTGTGTCATCATGAATCCGCCTTTTTCGCTACAGTACAAAGCACAGAGCGCGGATATCAGGGAGAAGATTTCAGCGATGATGCCTTATAAAAAGACCTCCGGTGTTCTGGATGACGCGTTTTATGTTCTGGCGAGCATGAAGGCAAGATTTTCATTTTTTTTGTGCTTTCCCGGGGTTGGTTACAGGCGTGGTGAGCTGGCAATGCGTCAGTATTTTGGCAACCGCGTTGTTGAGTTGGTTCAGATTTCAGGCGGGTTCGCTGATACATCGGTTTCTGTATTATTCGTCATTATTGATAACGAAAAGCAAAGCGATGATGTTGTTGTTTATGGCGTCGGGTTTAATGGGGAAACTTGCAAAAAGTCAGCGCCGGTGACGGAGAAGATTAACACAGACAACTGGAACAGGCCGTACATTGCTGAAGAGAAGGAGGTCATTGACATTGTACAGGTGACGGCTGAGTTGCTTGTAAGGCAAACAAGAAGACGGAAACTTGAAGATGAGCATAACGCCTTTGTGTGGTCCTTAATGAGTGATGATCAGCGGACGGAGGTTTCCCGTTTTCTGTCAGTGCACGGTTTGTTTTTTGATGCCGGTTCAGGTTGTGTGCACATACGTTAAATCTGGTGCCGGTCGCTGGTTGCCGGTGTCGTGATGATTGTCTTCCTGTTGCCCCGAAAATTTTAAATGTCTCACAATTCAGACGGTTGACAGTTGTCTGATTTGCGGGGAGTTTGTTAAAAGAAACTGGCATGGTGAATCCCCCTGAGCGGAGGGGCATATCAGCGACAGGTGTTTGGTTACATCCCTTATCCTTTCTGTGCGGGTTCAGGTGCTGATACTGAACTCACCGGGAGGCACCCGGCACCATGCGCATGATGATACAGATACGCAGCGTCAGCCCCTCTCCGGAGGGGCTTTTCTGTGCCGGATACATCACAGTTTCTGGAACCTTGGGTACTACAGTATCAGTCAGGGTGCTATATTTTCAGATGTGATGAAAGCCTGTCAGCAGGCAGGGCGTATCGGAAATGACCCAGTAGAGAAAACGTTGACTCAGATACCGGTGCTGAGTTACCGGGAAACCGGCATCACATGACCGCTATCCTTCCAGGCCCGTCCGCTCCGGTGGGCCTTTTTACTGCAGAAAACAGGTTCCCCGTTAAATGCTATGTTGCTCACAATTCAGTCAGTTGAAGGTTGTCTTCCCGACTGAGAATTTGTTAAAAAATTTCTGCATGATGAATCCCCCTGTGCGGAGGGGCGGCTGGTGTACGGTATGGTCTCTGATGATCGTTAGCGAGAATGACGCGGGTTCGGTGGCACCGGGCTGAACTCACCGGGAGGCACCCGGCATCATGCAATGAACGGTACATAGCGCTACTCCAGCCCCTCTCCGGAGGGGCTTTCTTATGGATAAAAAAAGCCCGCATGGTGAGATGCGGGCAGCAAGGAATAAACAACAAAACGTGAAGTAATCAATTTTTCAGCTGGCGAATAATACCCGACAGTAATCACTCTGCGCAACTGCGCGGCCTTTTTCGTATTGCGGGCTGTAGTCTTCCTTCTGTCATTGTCCTGTAACTTCCGGACTTCAGCCCGCCCCTTATCTGACTCACAACATTATCCCGACCGGGAGGATTCATGGCATTTAAACACTATGACGTGGTCAGGGCGGCGTCGCCGTCAGACCTTGCGGAGCGACTGACTCAAAAACTGAAGGAGGGGTGGCAGCCATTTGGCAGCCCGGTGGCCATCACGCCTTATACCCTGATGCAGGCCATTGCGGCGGAAGGTGATGTCACCACACCTGTGGTGGTGAAGCCGTCGGATGGAGAAGGCACAGTTATCAGCGCCACCAGCGACCCAGAGTATTACTACGTGATTACGCTGGCTGGCCAGTCAAACAGCATGGCATATGGTGAAGGCCTTCCGCTGCCGGAGACATATGACCGTCCGGACCCGCGTATTAAGCAGCTGGCGCGTCGCAGTACAGTGACACCGGGAGGTACTCCCTGTAAATATAACGACATCATTCCGGCAGACCATTGTCTTCATGATGTTGAAGATATGACCAGGCTAAAACCCCCCAAAGCTAAAGATGCAGAATACGGTTGTGTTGGCCAGGGTTTGCATATTGGTAAGAAACTACTGCCATTTATCCCTGCTAATGCAGGTATTCTGCTGGTCCCTTGTGGACGTGGCGGATCAGGCTTTAGTACCGGAACAGAAGGACAGTATTATGAAGCCTCTGGCGCAATCGACGCATCATCAAAATGGGGGCTTGGGACACCTCTATATAAAGATCTGGTTGCCAGAACCAAAGCTGCATTAGACAAAAACAAAAAGAACGTATTTCTTGGCGTTGTCTGGATGCAGGGTGAGGCAGATATGGCTGCCGGAAAACATGCAGAACACAATGCACTTTTCCTGAAAATGGTTGAAGGTTTCCGCACTGAGTTAGAGAAATATGATGCTCAATACGTATATGGTAGTGCTGCGAAAGTCCCCTGGATTTGCGGCGATACCACGTATTACTGGAAAACCAAATACGCGTCTCAATATGAAGTTGTGTACGGTGGTTACAAAGGGAAAACGGATAAGGCTATTTATTTTGTTCCGTTTATGACGGATGAAAATAATGCAAATGTTACAACCAATAAGCCCGAGGAAGACCCGGATATTGAAGCTATTGGATATTATGGCTCCAAATGGCGTGATAGTTCAACAACATGGACGTCACAGTACAGAGATAGCCATTTTAGCTCATGGGCTCGTCGAGGTATCGTTTCGGATCGACTGGCAACAGCAATTGTAACCTATGCAGGTAAATCATCTGCCTTTGTGAATGGTATTACAGAAGTAACAGCACCGGAAGAGGCGCCAACATCTTCTTCATCGCCAGCTTCTGAAGCTCATAATGAAGAAAATACGGTTGCCACTTCGGAGTCTGTCATTCTCTACGATGCCAAAAAAGCTTCGGACAATCAGCTGAAACCTTATGGCTGGGACGGTATGGATGGCAGACGCACACTGGTTGATGACAGCGGCAATAAAGCTCTGCGAATTGAGAAAAATAACAGCGCGAAATCCTGGTCAATGTACTGTGATATTGCTGCAGACAAGGCAAAACTGTTACTGGAAAAAGGCGGGGAAATTGCTGTCCGGTTTAAAATCCCTGAAAACGTCAATCTTGAAACAACCAGAAACAAGTATGCCTTTGGTTTGTACTGGCGAATAGCGGAATGGCCGGGTGAGGGTGGTGAAGGCTATCTGAGTTCTTTCTTTGTCCAGACAGATAAAGCCAGTATTGATGTTGCATACCATCATACAGGTAATCAACAAAAAGAACTTGGCACGTTTGGCGCATTCGACCATGACTGGCATACGCTTGCATTTAAATTTAAGGGCAGTAACAGCATTAATGTTACTCCGGTGTTTGATGATGTGGATGGACAGGCGTTTGACCTGGTGAAATGGGCCAATACTGCTAATGAACTCAACAGGTTTGTCATTACGGATATTACAGGTACTGCTGAAACTTACCCTGTACTTATTGATACGGTGGAAGTTAAAGCAAACAAAGCTGGAGCAGCCGCATAATTGCTAAAAAAAGCCGCCAGCGGCAGGAATGGAAGCTGGCGGCTGGTAAAACGACCATGATGACACCGAAGTCTGCGGTGTTTTTCTACAAAAATAAGTAAATTATGTCAACTATCACGGTGAGAAACCATGACATTTCTGAACCAGTTAATGCTGTACTTCTGTACGGCGGTCTGTGTGCTGTATCTTCTTTCGGGTGGGTACAGGGCAGTGCGCGATTTCTGGCGCAGGCAGATTGATAAAAGGGCCGCTGAGAAAATCAGCGCCAGTCAGTCAGCCGGAAGCAAACCCGAAGAGCCCATTACTCCTTAATAACCCCTTTCAGCGAGAAAATCCTATGTCAGAAGTAAAACCCCTGGTCACTGCTGAAGCAGTGAAGGAAGTCCTGCGCTCTGAAGAAGTCCTGAGCGCACTGAAACAGAAACTCCGCCAGAACCTTGAGTCGCGTCTTGATGCAGAAGTGGATGCCATTCTGGATGAACTGCTGGGCGCACCGGCTGTTCCGGAGCCGGAAGGCATTGCGGGTGACGGGAGTGCTTCAGATGGCGGTGAACCCACACCCGACAGCGACATGATGATGTAAGCATGCGCAAGGGACCATCGGTGTGTGCCGGTGGTCTTTATATTGTTGTGAGCTTCCGGATTGCGGGAG